TGTTGCCACGAACATCAATGCAGGTGGAACGATAAGCTTACGAGGTCGAGCCGCAATCAATAGGCCACGCTCGTCTGTGAACGCTGCAATATCGATAACTGCTTGCTCTAGTGAAGTTTCGTTCAAGTCTGCATTAACTGCAAGCTTGTTAGCGTTTGTACCGCCACCAACAGTTGGGTGGTTAGTAGCAAACAATGTAACGCCATCACCTGAGTTGAAGCTTGTAAAACCAGTGTTTAACAAAGCTGCAGCCTTAGTCTGCTTGGTATAAGCCATAGCGCGAGCTAGTGCTTTTGTATATCGAGCAGACAATGAGTCGTACAAGTTGTCTTCCATCGCTTCTTCAGTGATGGAGAAACCCATTGCAACGGTCTCATGGTTGTAGCGAGCAGTATAATGCTCTTGTGCGTTATCATACGAAATTGATGCACCTTCTGCTTTCACAGGAGCAGCACCAAACCCACTCAACTTGACTTCTTCTTCAAAGCTTCTGTCTGAAGTTTCTGTCTCGTAAATTTCAGTGTGTTCGTTTTCGTATTTTTCATATTCCAAGCCGTACAATGCGTTTAGCCCGGGAAGTAGCTCTTTAAGGAGCTGTGCGCGTGAAATAGCCATTACTCAGTCTCCTTATACGCCAGTGTTCATTGTTCGCATATGAGCGCCATTGGTGAAACGAACCAGAACATCTGGGAACGCATCGCCGGGGTCGGACACATGAGAAACAATTTGAAATGCGCCAACTGTAGTTTGTGTGGTCGCATCTAGTGCTGAAGTAGAGTTACCTGTTACGGTACTTCCAGTTGAAGTTGATTGCACTGCTGCAAACTTGGTAATGTTACCAATAATTGTTTGCGCTCCTGTGCCATCAAGTTGTGCTTGGAAAAGCACGTTTGGATCATCAACAACTAAAGCTTTGCCGTTGAGTTTTCCTGAAGGATAATAGTTCGAGTGAACTGTTTGACCTTCGTCATTGGTGTATGAACATCCAACAAAAACACCTAGAGCGCCAATAGTGTCGCCGCCTAAGTTATTTGTTGTTATATCCGCACCTGTGCCGCCGGCCAGTGCAACGAAACCATCTGCACCTAGCGTAACGACTTGACCATTGAATATATTAGTCGCCTCGCCCGCAGGATCTAGAAGGTATTCAGTAGTTGCCCCTGCGTAGGGCATACCGTCAGCTCGTTTAACGGGCCTCAGGCCTTGGGGAGTTGCTGTAGAAGCCATACTCTCTCTCCTTACCAAATTTAAACCAAGGAAGCCCTAATAAGTTCAATTGAACTTTTTGGTTACTTCCCAAATGAAGTTCGCGTGGAACGCTCAGGGTTCAACACTGGCATACGAGGATCGTTCTCTCTCATAAAATTACGATCTACCGCATCCTGTGCGTGTTGAGCCTGTTCGAGTTGAACCTCGACACGTTCTTCAGCAATTTCTGCAGGTATACTACATAAAAGCAGTCCACCTACCTCAATGTTGTCTTTAAATCGAGAATCGATGTCAGACACAACGGTTAACTCAGGAAAGTCCGATGATTTAACGGGCGTATAGCCTTCACGAAAGCGAGCCGAAACATTAGTATTATCGCTATTACCCAAAGTTGCGGTGCGAATCCAACGAAAATGCAATCCATCTCGTGGTTCGGGGGTAGGTAGCGCAGATGGCCTAGACCATCCTTTTTTACGTCCTGTTTTTTCTCTAGTTTCTGTAGTGCGTGGATTCCTATCAGCCATATCAGCCTTCCTTCATTAGTTGCGCGGCATACTGTTCTGCAGTTAGACCTAGCCGCTTCGCGAGTGCGGCTGCGGTCGGAGTTAACTTCACTTTGCGTGGTTTTTTAGACGTTCTGGACGTAGGGGCGACCACGGCTCCTGTTCGGGGTTGCTGTGATGTAGTCTCCTCTACTGCAACGCCGAATTTATTCGGAAACGCTTCCATCATGGCAGCGTCAATTCGATCATAATACTCTTTTGAATTTAATACAACACCTTCTGCCTGTAATTCGGTGTGTACGCCCATAGCGTAGCCTGTGAGGGCCTTATCACCTTTAGCATTACCTTCGAACCAAGGATTCTTTTTCCACCACTCCATAGCTTGTGGAGGCGGCTCCATCTTCTTATTATCTTGTGGCTTAAATTCCTCAGTCTGTTGTCTTTTAGGTGGAGTATAATTTTCGTACCTAAACTTTTCGTTTTGAAGATTTGTCAGGTTTTCTTGCGCTTCTATGAGAGCATCAGTATCCCCTGTTTCATGAGCTTCTTTAAGCTTGACCTTCGCGTTGGCAATCTGTGAGTCAATCCTGCCCTTGGCCTGATCAACAAGAACACCTTCGCTCTTTTCAAGCGTTTCTTTTAGCTTATCGTTCTCTTCTTTAATTTTTTGAGCGTAGGTAATCGCTTCTTCTTTAAGTCTTTCGGATTCTTCTTTGGCCCGTCTCTCTTCATGAAACTCCCATTTCATTTTTTTGAGACGTTTTTGAACACCCTCACTATAGGATTCAAGTTCCTCGTCTTCAGGAATGTCAGGTTCTGCACCTTCCGCTCGTCTTGCTCTACCCTTGTCTTCTTCAGGGGTATCATCAACTATTTCGATCTCTACTTCAGAAGAAGTCTCTTCTTCTTTTGTGGTTTCCTCAACATCTTGTGTTTCGGTAGCGTCAAAATCAACATCTTGTTCTGCTGCTTTATTCATGCTCTTGAATACCCCCTTGGATCATCAACAACACCCTCTACGGTGTCATCATTTATTAAACGAAACTCTTTTCCCGCCACCTTAAATCTAGTGCCTGAATATGATCTGAAAATGACAAAGTCACCCTCTTTACACCAAGCTCCGCTAGGAAAGCGTTCTTTATCAGAATAAGCATCTGGCCCTGCTTTCAAAACAAAACCAATAATTGAAGCTGTTGATTCGTCTTTACGAAGCCCATCAGGCATGATTACTCCACCCTCTGTCTTCTCATCGATCTCTGGAAGTGCTATCAGAAGCCTGTATCCCGTTGGTTCTGGTAGCTTTGCGTGAAGGTTATCCTCTACCTTCGTGTTATCGACTTTAATTGTCGCAACCATATTGCACCCATTTGCAGTGATTTAAAGGTTCACAGTTACCTTGCGTGGCCTATCCACGAATAATTAAGAACTAACTAAAAAATTTTTAGCTTTCAATATATTTTTTTTCTATTTCTGATAAATCTTCTTCTAAAAGCCTAAAAGCTTCATACTTTCCTGTTAACTTGACATAGTCTTCATGGGTTGTGGCTCCACCTTCTGCCAAGAAAAGTTCAATTGAACTTTTATAATCTGCTATTTTGTTCTTAATTAGTACCAATAATGGATCATTCACTAGACTTATCAAGCTCCTTGGCTATCTCTAGGCCAAGTTTAGCCCCCTCCCGTTTATCTTTTCTTTGTTCTTTATCAAGCTCGGTAGCAATTCTAGCACCAATCGATGCACCTGCTCGTTTGTTCTCAGACTTAATTCTTTCAGCTTGTAGATCCAGATTACCAATCTTGGTTGTAGCATCGAGGTCAAGACTTGCCCTATCCATCTCAATTTTATGCTTAAGCTCTGCCTCCTTAATCTGAAGCTCACGCTGTTGGATAACAGTAAGAGGGTCTTTTGCCGCCTCTTCTGCCTGTTGTTGTGCAACCTCTGCCTGATTTTTGCCAAGCAATTTCTGAGCTGCATCCGCTGCCAGACGAGAGATCTCTTCTTCTGTGTCCTCTGGAAGAGGCTGATCTTCGCTTGGCATCTCCACACCAAGCTGTAGCTGTATCTCTTTGCGATACTGAAATGCAACGTGTTCGGTGATATGTGCCGCCATAGCGCTCTGTATAGCCCCTGCAAATGGTGATTGCCCCACAATCTGTTGTATTTTGGGGTCTTGCATGGCTGTCATATGCACCTGAATGTGCGCTTCATGATCCTGATACATAAACGCCTTAACAGGCTCCTGCTTCAGAATAGCCATGTTTTCTGAAACTGGATCTTTTGGCTTGATGTCATCTGGTAGTTTAATAATATCGGCTGCTTCACTAATACCCAGAACTTCTAACATCTGCCTGTGTAGTTTCCCCATGTCGTATAGCTGCGGTGCTTGTTGTGCAAGCTGAAGCGCGGCCTGATATTGCATCACCCTTTGTGACATTGTTGCTGCGTTTGGATCTGATACTGGGACAACATCAACACGACCATCAAAGTCTTTTGTTCTATTGAAGTCACCATCCATTTCGTAGGAATACTCTTCTGGCATATAGTCGTGTATAATCTTTGCGAGTATTCTCAGTTCCTGCTTGAGAGCAGCATGTAATCTTGCTTGTACCCCAGACATCACTTTCATGGATCTTTCCATAAGAGCTAGGGTTGTTCCTACTGGAGCCTGTGGATTTGTATCGCCTACCTGTACATCGGCAACAGAACCTATTCTGCGCCCTTCTTCAACGATATTTCCGAGTAACGAGTAGAGTACGCTTGATGGCTCTTTGTAAGGAATAAATGTAATTGAGTCACGGATAGCACCGCCCGGTACGTCCACATCCCTAAACTCGCCCGGCATAAGAGGTGCATCATCACCTTTGATGCGGAGACCGCGAGCTTTAAGACCTGCAGGTAAATTCGATAACGTACCCGCATCAACAAGTTGTCGTAATATTGAGGTGGCTGATTTCGCCAAGCCTCCAATGAGGTGAATAAGTCCTGTGCCGTAGAATCCCAAGCCCGGTAGGTATCGGTAATGTACGAAATGCATACGTTTCTTTTTCTTTTCATCGTCCTCGTACCAGTTTCTTCTAATAGATAATATTTCTGTAGATGTCTTATCGATTGTAATCACATATGGTCTGGCTATCCCATCAGGGTCATCAAACTCCTCTGGCATGTTCATATCGACATGCATTTCTAGGATTGTATGACGATCATCATCTTCGATAACAGCTTCTTCGCCAGCTAATTCATTGTCTTTTTGTTTGATGTCTGAGTAATCTGGCTGAGGATCTGGTAATTCAACATCACGATAGAAGCCGTTTACCTGCAGTTGAAGAACTTCATTTGATGTTTTTTTCATCACATGCGTATATCTTGGGCATGTTTTTAAGTCTGATGCCCCGTAAGACACAACAAAATCCTCAGATGGCACAAACATAGCGCATGGTCGTTCCATCAATGGATCATAGTAAACTTTCTTAAATGCTGAACCTGCGATAGGTAGCTTAAAGAGCATTTGCTCCATTTCATCGCGGTATTCCGACATCTCTTCGGTCAGCAAATAGTTCATTTCGTTTTCTACACGAAATGCCTGATCCTTCTTTTCGGT